CACCACGGTAGACTCAACGACGCCGATCGTACCCACAGCCAAGCCGGACGATCCAGGTAATTACCAGGGCGGTGCTCGAGGCGGTCTTGTAAGCATGGCAGGAGGCGGCTTAGCCAAAAAGGCTGCTGATAAGGCTTTCAGAGCCCTTCCCGGTCAAAGCTTCCAGGGCAAGTCTGGCTTGAACATGGAAATGCCCAGGGACGTTGAGAAGAGAATCCTAGAGATGACCGAGACTGGTCTTATCTTGCCGTCCGAAGCTTTAGGTAAGCACGAAGGTAAGACGCTGATGATCACCCAGGCCGATAGAACTAAAGTCGGAGAGGGCTTTCTTGGCGGTCCGGGATTCTCAGGTATTCAGCTTACCGACCCGCGTTATGCCGGTGCGACCTGGGGCGTTAAGACGCCTGGAGTTGGTCAGACCATCATAGGGTCCAATCGCCGCGTTCCTGAAGGCCAAGCGATCTGGACGACCATGCTGGGGACACCGACGCAGCACAAGTCGAACCAGATGGTATTCGACCGCCTCTACAAGGAGTTTATGGGCGGCGTTAAGCAAGAAAAGCTCACGCCCGAACTCAAGGACACCCTGAACGCAAAGCTTGCCTCGGCCATCGATAAGGAGGGCAAGAACCTATTCCCGGCCGACGTCGACATTACGAACCCCAGGAAGTTCCGCAAGCTTGTCGACACCTTCGATAAACGCGCAGCCGCTGCTGACGTCATGGGCGGTATCGGCGTTGGCGGTAAGAAGGGCCAGATCTTTGACTACGATCGGATCATTCAGCGCACGACAGATCCGGCACTCTTGGAAGTGCCGACGGGTTCGCTTGGCAACCGCCTCTTCCAGCTTAGCGGCGAGATGATGGACAGGCCCGATCTTCACCCAGCCTTCCCGACCATCCTCAAGGGCGAGGACCTTGGCGTCAGCTTCATACCTGCGCCACGAGAATTGCTGATGGAGGACTACATCAACAAGGTCCTTACTGAGAAGGGTCGGCAGCCTGGGTACATGGACTGGACTCGAGGCTACGCGCCATCCCAGTTTCTGTCCGAAGAGCTACTGACCAAGCTTCAAAAGGCTGGCTACAAGAAGGGTGGCAAGGTTAAAAAGATGCAAGCAGGCGGCATAGCCAAGGCGGTTAAGAGTGGCCTCCAGGCCCTCGATAAACCTGCCAAGCAGACCATCACGTCGGCCATCGATCCTTCCACGGACCTTGCAAGCAGACTTACCGAGCAGGGCCGCACGTCCATCCTGCCGATCCCTAACCGCTGGTTCTTGCAGCCCGAGAAGTTCCCGCAAATGCAAGGCCTCGTTGAGAAGGTGTTGCAAGTTAACAACATGCAGCGCTCTGACTTCCCGTCTGGCGCCTTCGTTAACCCAAGGACCGGCGAGATCCTCGATAAGCGCATGATGGAGGACGTCGGCGTCGTAATCGACCCCAAGACCAACCGTCCGATCATGAGCGCCAAGCGCGAGATTGAGACCGACCTTAGCGATCGCAAGAAGGGCTCGATCACCAAGTCAAACCTTGTGCGCAGGCAGCTTTACAAGCCCGAGGGCGATCCCTTGCTTGATGAGCTTAAGTTCATTGCGACCATCGAGCAGTCGGGCGCTGGCCATAAGTACGGCCTCGGCACTGAGTACGCTACCCCGGTCGAGATGTTCAACACGATGACCGGTGAGAACCCGACCCTAAGGCCAAAGAGCCGCGGTGACATCTTCGGGATCGGTGACATTGTCGGCCGAGTGACAATCGGAAAGGGTCAGCCGCACGACGTTTACGAATCCTTGCTGGTGGCTCCCAAGGGCTCCGACGTTGAAGGGGTCAAGCTCAGTAAGAAAAAGGGCGGCATGGTGAGGAGGCGAAAATGAAGCCGATCAACCCGTTTACTGCTAACCTGATTAAGAAAGCCGCGAAGAAGACCTTAACCAAGGAAGAGCGCGACGAGAACCTGAAGAAATTCCTTGAGCCAAGCGCGGTGCAAATGCGTCTTTACCATGGCACGACAGCGACCGAGGGAGGTAAAGGCCAGGAGGCTATTCGACAATTTAAGCCAAGCAAGGAAGGAGCACTTGGATCGGGTGTTTACATGACCCCCAAGGCTGACTATGCTGGGTACTATGCTGTAACCACTCCGTATGGCGCACCTCCATCGACCGGGGGCCATGTTTTGCCTGTTTACGCCCAAATGCGCAACCCATTGGTGATCAATGGCGAGGGCGACCCAATGATCGAAGCGTTGGTTAAGTTGGGACTGGATGAGAATAAGGCGTCTCGCTTAGTCGAGCGTGCCTACGAGAACAAAGGCTACATCGGCAAAGAAGTCGAGTCACGCGCTAGAGCCGCAGGATATGACGGCCTGATGCAATACCGCGATGGTGATCTGGCCGAGGTGGTTTCCTACAATCCCAGCGCTATCAAGAGCGCCCTTGGTAACGAAGGTACTTACGACACTTCAACTCCTTTGCTTAACAAAGCCGAGGGCGGCCTGATCCGCATGCAAGACGGTGGCGATCCCCGCGGTGAGATGAAAGCTTCGCCACAAAACCCGGTCCTGGGAGCGATTGCTAGGGGCCTCAGATCCGCTCAGAACGTCGTCGGGCAGTATCAGGTTGATCCCCGTATTCCCTTGGTCGGTGGTATGGGCGTAGACGAGCTATTGGGTATTCCTGGCGCTGCAGGCCTTGTTGAGGATGTCTCCTACTACGGCCCCAAAGCAGCCATCAAGGGCGGCAACGTGGCCACCGGAGGCATCGGAACCTTTACGCTAGACCCGAGAGTCGTGGATGTTGCAGGCGTCGCTGAGCTTGGTGGCCTTGGTGTCCAGGCGGCTAAGGGTGTAGGCAAGGCGGTAGGCCAGCAACTGCAGCGGCAATTGACTGCAAGCCCCCTCGAGTCCCAACTTGGGATGGCCAGGGTTAATCAGGTGCAGGCGCCCGTATCAAAGCTTGGCTTTTACAGCCCCGTCGAGCAGGCGGCCCTGAACATCCAGCGCAAGCAAGGACCTGGGCAGGCGTTCCTGAATGAGATCCAGCGTGCAGAGAACGTGAACAAGGAGTTCCTGCAGTCATCAGGTATCGCCCAAAAGCTTGCGGCCATGCCCAAAGTCACCAGGGAAGAGGTGCAGGAGATGGTTAAGGGCAGCGTGCCCGAGGTCCAGCAGGTTATGCTGGGCGAGACCGTTGTTCCCCCGTATGCCAAGGAGTGGCTCAAGGTCCACATGCCAGAGTTCGACCCGTCTGATGTATCGCAGATCGATGAGGCTATAGCCCTTGCTAACCAGCGCTACGACAAGCTTGTCAATGAAGGCGACCTGGGACTTGCCGAGTTTGCGGCCGATGCTATCGACGACCTGGAGAACATGAAGCGCCAGTACAAACCCGGCACCAAGGCGGCTGAAGCGCTTTCCAAGTACGGCCAATACACCGTTCCTGGTGGCGAGAACTACCGCGAGATGTTGCTGACAATACCGCAGGGTCCGGCAAAAAAACAAACCTATGAAGAATGGGTTGCTGGCGGCAGGCAGGGCGAGTGGAATAGCAAAACAGGAATAGCGCAGGAGCCAGTAAAGTACCAATCGTCTCACTGGCCTAATCAACCCAACGTCCTGTCCCATGTTCGCATGAATGATCGCACTGACGTTGAAGGCAAGAAGGTGCTCTTCATTGAGGAGCTACAGTCTGACTGGGGACAAGAGGGCAGGAAGAAGGGCTTCAAACAAAGCCAGCGAAGCTATGAAGACATTCAAAAAGAAATCGATGAATTGCTGGCCAAGCAGCGTCAGGTGTCCAACGATGCGCTTCGGCTTCCAAATCTAGACGATGGCAAGTTTGACGCCATGACCGAAGAAGTGCGCAATTTAGGTCGGCAAGTCGATGATTTACTGGCAGAGCAAAAAAATATTCAGGAAGCAATTCCATCAGCCCCCTTCGTACAAAACACCAAGGACTGGGTAGACCTCTCGCTCAAGAACATTCTCAAGCGTGCGGTGGATGAAGGTTATGACCGTGTGGCGTTTATCAATGGCAAGCAGTCTGCCGATCGCTTCAGGCTAACCAATTACATTGACAGGCTCGAGTTCATTCGCACAAGCGGCGGTATCGCCCCCGGCCCTGATGAATTGGGTCATGGCTTGCTCATTGGTTACGGCAAGGACGGCCGAAGGGTCGTGGAGCAGCCCATAAACGACCCGGCAAAGCAGTTGCCCGAGTACATTGGCGAAGAGACTGCGCAAAAGATGCTGGAGCAAAAGCCGCAGCAGGGCCGATTTGCCGGCATGGGCGCGTCGATAAGAAGCCTTGAGGGTCAAGGCCTCGAGTTCGGCGGCAAAGGGATGAGGAAGTTCTACGACGAGATCGTGCCCGAGCGTATTCGTAAGGTGATCGGCAAGGAAAGTAGCCTGCGCGATATTCAGTTCGAGGACAAGACTGCCAAGCTCCGCGAAGAGCTTGCCAACGCCACGCCTGGAAGCTCTCGTTATCTGTACTTGACCGACAAGATCGGCGAAATAGAGCGCGATGCTGAGCGTTACGGCGCCCTTGGCAACCAGATAGGCTTTGACATCACCCCCGAGTTGCGTGAGAAATTCTCAGCCCCTATCCCGTATAAAGATGGAGGGGCGGTAAAACTCGCAGCAGGCGGTGGAAAGAAGATCGCTCAACGCGCAGCCATGGCCGTTAAGGAATTTGTCGATCCCAAGACGACCAAGATCGAAGACTGGCAGTGGAAGCCACTAGCCGAAGTCGACAAGCAGCTTAAGCTTACCGAGGTTCCCGACTACATCCAGCGCGGGTACGGAGACTTCATGATCGAGCAGGGCAAACGGGCCGCTGCCGGTAACCTCGGAGTCCGGGATCTGATCAAGGCCTACGGTATTACCCAATCGAGCATTGGCCGCGGCGGTTTGTCCTACGACACGGCAACCAAGGCAGGCTTGAAGGTGCCGAAGACCGAAGGGCTGGTAAGGCCGGAGGGTGCTTTCGCTGAATGGCTGGGCTCCAAGCAGGGGCAGAAGTTCCTCGACGACGCCGAGCGTGGCGTAGTCAACGAAAAGGCCCTGGACGACATTCGGGCTAAGTTCGCCCCCTTCGGTAAAGCCAACCAGCTTACCGAGCAGCTTCGGTATGGCGTCAACAATATGTCGACCCTGGTTCCGCAAATGCAGCAGGCGCTTGTTGGATCGTCTGATGAGTACCGCGACTGGGCCGAAAGCATTAAGGGCATAGCAGGCGCTAAAAGCGGCTTTATAGGCTCGATGCTGGGCCGTGGCGACTTACCTACCCTGGACGCAAGGCAGCTTAACCTGCACTCCCTGGAGAGCCCTGTAGCCCCCCAGACGATGATGCAAAGGGGCAAGGGGCTGGGCGCTCGTGAAGCAGTCGATCGCTTGGCGGCTAGGCAGTCAGTGCTGGGCCTTGATATTGATCCATCGCTTGACCCGTACTACCAGCACCTAGCGCATCACGCGGTCTGGGACAAGGTAGCCGACGAGAAGACGACCCACGAAGATCTTATGAGGGCGTTGCGTGGCTACAAAGAGGGCGGAGAGCCCGATACCGACGCTATGCGTCTTGAAATGATGAGGAAATCATGGCGATCGAAATGAATCTACCCCTTGAGGAAAGCCCCGAGGGCGACGAGACGATCTACAAGCTATTTGACGAGAAGCCCGAGGTCGAAGAACTCGAGGACGGGTCGGCTGTTGTCCGCATGACCGAGAACGACGGTCCGGAAGAAGATCCACAGTTTTACGAAAACCTTGCAGCCAAGATCGATCCAAACACCCTGGACGACCTCGCGCTTAAGTACCTTCAGCTATTCGAGAAGGATATGGAGGCCCGTAAGGAGCGCGATAAGCAGTACGAGGAAGGCTTAAAGCGATCCGGCCTTGGTAACGAGGCTCCAGGCGGTGCAACCTTCCAGGGCGCATCCAAGGCTGTACACCCAGTAATTGCCGAAGCCTGCGTGGATTTTGCCAGCCGGTGCATGAAAGAGATCATGCCGCCTGATGGTCCTGTAGGTACAAAAATCCTTGGCGAGGTTACTGAGCAAAAGCAAAACCTTGCTGAGCGTAAGCGCGATTTCATGAATTGGCAGTGTACCGAGCAGATCGAAGAGCTTCGCGATGAACTCGAGCAGCTTGCTACCCAGCTTCCCCTTGGTGGTAGCCAGTACCTGAAGCTTTGGTATGACGAGCAAAAGAAGCGTCCCTGCGCCGAATTCGTGCCCATCGATAAGATCCTGCTGCCCTTCTCCGCGCCAAGCTTTTACACCGCCCAGCGCTGCACCGAGATGCAGGATATATCCGAGGAGGAGTTCAACCGTCGGATTGCTGCAAACCTTTACCTGGACGTTAGCTTTACCCGCGCCAGTATGGAGCCCGAGCCCACGGCCGCGCAAAAGGCTAACGAGAAGATCGAGGGCAAGAAGTCAAGCAGCGAGAACATCGACGGTGAGCGTCGCGTCTTCCATTCCTACGTCAACCTTACGATCGAGGACGATGATAAGGCTGGCGACCTTGCGCCTTACATCCTGATGATCGACGAGCAGTCCCGGCAGGTGGTCGGCCTTTACCGCAACTGGGAAGAGGGCGACGAGCAGATGCAAAAGCTCGACTGGCTCATCGAGTTCAAATTTATTCCTTGGCGCGGTGCTTACGCGATCGGTTTGCCTCAGTTGATTGGAGGCCTGTCTGCGGCCCTTACAGGGGCCCTGAGAGCCCTTTTAGACTCTGCCCATATCAACAACTCACCGACCATGCTCAAGCTCAAGGGAGCCCGTATAACAGGCCAGAGCGTGCAGGTTGAGCCGACCCAGGTTGCCGAGATCGAGGGAGCCCCAGGCGTTGATGATATTAAGAAGATCGCCATGCCCTTCCCCTTCAATCCGCCGTCGCCCGTGCTCTTCGAGTTGCTGGGCTGGATTACCAACGCGGCCAAGGGCGTCGTAACAACGAGCGAAGAGAAGATCGCCGACATATCCAACAACGCACCGGTCGGAACCACCCAGGCTCTAATCGAGCAGGGCGCCGCGGTTTATTCCAGCATTCACATGAGACTGCACAAGTCCATGCGCAAGATGCTCATGGTCCTCGGGAGGATCAATCGCTGGTGGCTCGAGGATATGCGCAAGGGCGATATGGTCGAGGACCTCGTCATTGGTCGCCAGGACTTTGACCGCAACACCGACATCGTCCCCGTTTCTGATCCGCATATCTTCAGCGAGACCCAACGCTTTGCCCAAAACCAAGCCCTGGCTGCACTCGCTAAGGACAACCCCGACCTATTTGATCGCCGGGAGGTCATGAAGCGGATCTTGAAGCAGATGAAGGTGCCCGAGATCAATCAGGTCCTGCCCGATGTCCGCGAAGTCAAGGAAATGAACCCTGCGCTCGAGAACGTGGCCATGTCCCTTGGGCAGCCGGTCGCAGCCTTCCCGAACCAGGACCATATCGCGCACTTGCAGACGCACTTGGCCTACGCCATGGACCCGGTCTACGGCATGAATCCGATCATCGGGCAGAAGTTCGTACCGGCCATGCTTGAACATGCCAAGCAGCACTTAACGCTCTGGTACCTCAAGCGCATGGGCGAGTACATCAACGCCACCGAGGTCAAGGATATGGACACCCTGAAGGTCACGCCGATCTTCGAGGAGGCCCAGCAACTCATGTCCGCGGTTGCAAGGCACGTTCATATCGACTCGGCCGAGACCTTTGAGCCGATGATGCCGATCCTCCAGCAGCTTATGCAGATCGCGCAGCAAATGCAGCCCAAGCCACCGGTACCGCCGGAGGTCGAGGCCCTTGTTCAGACTTCGATGGCAGAGACCCAGCGCCGAGCCCAAAAGGATCAGGGCGAACTCATGCTGAAGAAGGAAAAGCAAGATACCGACGTGGCGCAAAACGCCCAGAAGATCCAGGCCGACATCGCAATGAACGTCGAGGATAACCTTACCCGCCAGCAGATCGAGGCGGCAAAAATTGCCGGTGAGAACGCAGCACTCACCCAAGAGCAAGAGCGCACCGCTATGGCCGCGCAAGAGGCTGCACAACGAACCTTTGGAGTTTGAAAATGAGCGAAGCAATCAACATGCACAAGCGTCTTGCCATGGGCGAGAAACTGACCGGCCAAAAGCTTAAACACGGCGGCAGCCCCAGCAAGAAGAAGGACGAGTCCCCCAACTTACGCCCTGAGGAAAAAAAGGCCGCCAAGCGTAAATGAACGACTTTTCTCAGCTTATCGGGATCATCAAGGGGTTGCAGGCTGATATTGCAACCTCCTTGGCGAACGGTAATGCCAACAGTTACGAGGTGTATCAGCGCCTCGTAGGTGAATACCGAGGGCTTGAACAAGCTCTGAAGGCTATCGACCAACTTTTAACGGAGGATCAGTATGACTAACGCTTCGAATGAAGCGGCGATTCGGGAAGCATTTCCTGAAGTTCACCCAGGTGCAGCACCCTTAGGCGCTCGATTGCTCGTTCAGATCAAGTCGCCCAAGAAGAAAACGACGTCCTCGGGCATCGTTTTGGTCGAAGAGACCAAAGAGGTTGAAAAGTGGAACAGCCAAGTGGCCAAGGTTATCTCTATCGGCCCCCTTGCTTTCCGTAAACGCGACTCGATGGACCCCTGGCCGGAAGGCTCATGGTGCGAAGTCGGCGAATTTGTCCGCGTTCCCAAGTGGGGCGGGGATCGATGGGAGGTTGCGGTACCCGGAAGCGATGAAAAGGCGCTGTTTTGCATCTTCAACGACCACGAGATCATCGCCAAGGTCACGATGGACCCCTTGACGATGCACATTTACATCTAGGTTTTGGGAGAAAACCGTGAATGCAAGCGACAAGCTAGAAATGCAGCTTAACGTCCAGGAGGCAAACGATGGCTCGGCCATTGTTGAACTGCCCGATAGCGTTGAGCCCATCGATCAGACCCCTCCGGAGCCGGATATTTCGGTCCATAACGGGTTTGTTAACAACAACGAAGACGACGACATCGACTCTTCGGACCCCGATCGCGAGGCAATTCGAGCCGCAAGGCGCGAAGAGCGCAAACTTAAGCGGCAATTGGGTAAAGAAGAGAAACGCCACAACTACCACCTGATTTCTTCGCTCAAAAAGCAGAATCAGGAGCTTGCCGAACGCCTTGCAAGCCTCGAAAAGCGCACCTCCGGGGCAGAAATGGCCCGAGTGGACAAGGCTATCGAGGATGCTGATGTCCGGTTGCGCTGGACGCAGATGAAATTGAAGGAGGCAGTCGAGTCAGGCGACGGTGACGGGGTGGTAAACGCCCAGGAGGCCATGTACGAGGCCAAGCGGCAGGTCGAAGCGCTGCAAAACCTCAAGCATCAGGCCTCCAGGCAGATCGAGACCTCGGGAATTAAGCCCCCGGACCCCGATATGCAGCGCCTAGCGTCCGATTGGATGTCCAAAAACCGGTGGTACGACCCTAAGGGCCGCGATACCGATTCCAAAGTAGCACTTCAGATCGATAAAGCCATGGCCGAAGAGGGATACGACCCGTCAACCGAGGAGTATTGGGACGAGCTTGATGAACGCTTGTCAAAGTACCTTCCTCATCGTTACAATCAAGGCAAGAGCAATAGTCGTCCGAGACCACGCTCTGTTGTAACGGGTTCCGAGCGGTCCAGTTCGAGCACCTCGGGTAGCAGCAACGAGTTTTTACTCTCACCCCAACGGGTGGCTGCGATCAAGGAGGCTGGAATGTGGGACAACAAGGAACAACGCATGAAGATGATCAAACGCTTCATGGATTTCGACCGCGAACAACAAAGGAGTGGAAATGGACGATAGGCTTAGAAAGAATTCTGACGCTGGCCGACGCACTCGGGCTTCCGAGGATCGACAGCGTGACGCACCTGAGGCAGGTTTTGCCTTTGCGGAGGAACGTCGCAAGATGTTCCGGTCGGAGTGGCTACAGGAGGCTCTCCCGACACCGCCGGAGATTCCCGGCTTCCACCTTTGTTGGCTATCGACTACCAATTCGTATGATCCGATTCACAAGCGGATGCGCCTGGGCTACGAGCCTGTTAAAGCTGATGATCTTCCCGGCTTTGAGCATCTAAAAGTGAAAGCAGGCGAGTTTGCAGGGTTTGTGGCATGTAACGAAATGATCTTGTTCAAGCTTCCAATGGACATTTATCAGGACTACATGACGCAGGCTCACTTCGAGGCGCCCCTGGAAGAGCAGGAAAAGATCCGGGTGCAAGTCGAGCAGTTGCAAGGCGCACGCGACTCAAACGGCAGACGGCTTGGGATGGTTGAGGGCGACGGGATGAATTTTGACCAACCCACTCGACCCCCGGTATTCCAGGGTTGAGACCTCAGGAGTCTTTAACATGAGTGCTACCTCTGCTGCCTTCGGCATGCGGCCTGCGTTCCACCCGTCTGGGTTGGATCGTGCGCAAGCAATTGCCAATGGCATTACGTCGGGTTACGCGACGAACATTCTTAAGGGTCAGCCTGTCAAGATCGACGTCAGCACCGGCGCTATCGTTGTTGCCGCTGCTGGTGACGCTTTTGTGGGCTGTTTCGCAGGCGTGGAATTCACCGACACCACCGGTCGTCGGCGCGTTTCCAACTACTGGCCTGCTTCCACCTCGGCCACCGAGATCGTTGCGTATTTCTACAGCGATCCCGCCATCGTTTATGAGATCCAGACCAACGCCACCATCGCGCAAACCGCGATTGGCCAGGAATACGATCTTGCATCGACGACCGCCGGAAGCACGACCACAGGTCTTTCTGCTTGCATGCTGAGTACTACGGCTGCCGCAGCTAACGCCTCCGCCCAAATGCGCGTGATCGACATTGGTCCTTACCCCGACAATGCTTGGGGCGATAACTATGTCATCGTGCGTGCCCAGATTGCCGAGCATCAGTTCGGTGCCATCTACACGGGTTCGGCGAAGGCCTACCCCGTAACCATCGCTTAAGGAGGGCTAGATCATGGCAGCCCCGATGCGCAGTACCGACTTTCGGTCGATTGTCGAACCGATCCTTAACGAATCGTTCGACGGCATTTACGACCAGAGAGCCGATGAGTGGTCCACCGTTTTCCGTGAGCAAAACGGTATCCCCCGCAACTACCACGAAGAGCCGGTCCTTTATGGCTTCGGCGCAGCCCCTGAAATGCCTGACGGCACTCCCGTCACATATCAGCAGGGCGGCGTGCTCTTCCTCAAGCGCTATGTGTACAAGGTCTATGGCTTGGCCTTCGCACTGACCAAAGTGCTCGTGGAAGACGGCGACCATATCCGGATTGGTCAGGTCTATGCTAAGCACCTCGCACAGTCTCTCGTCGAGACCAAGGAGACCTTGGCAGCCAACGTGCTCAACCGTGCCTTTACCGCAGGCTATAACGGTGGCGACGGCGTTCCCTTGAATGCCAACAACCACCCAATCGTCTCGGGCACCTTCAGCAACCTGCTTACGACCGCTGCGAACCTTTCGCAAACGTCCCTCGAGCAGATGCTCATCCAGATCCGTCAGGCTGTTGACAACAACGGCAAGAAGATCCGTTTGAACCCGCTGAAGTTGGTTGTTGCTCCTGGCAACACCTTCCAGGCTGAAGTTCTGCTTAAGAGCGTTCTGCGTGCTGGTACCGCGAACAACGACATCAACCCGATCAAATCGATTGGCTTGCTGTCCGAGGGCGCTTCGGTTATCAGCCGTTTGACCTCGCCTACCGCATGGTGGGTGCAGACCGACGCACCGGAAGGCATGAAGCTGATGATGCGCCGTGCCCTTGAGAAGACCATGGAAGGTGACTTCGAAACCGACTCCATGCGCTACAAGGCCACCGAGCGTTACGACATCGGCTGGACCGACCCGCGTGCCATGTACGGTACTCCTGGCGTCTAAACCGGCGAGGGGCTTCGGCCCCTCTCCTCATAGGAGAGAAAAATGGCGTACAACAACAATGTGACTAATGCAGCAGGTCAACTATCGGCGATCACCGCAACGATCGCTTATACGGACACCTCCGCGGTCACCATTGGCACGCTCCCCGCAGGCGCTCAGATCGTTGATGTCAACATCGACGTGACGACTGCTTTTAATGCCGGTACGACCAACACGGTCACGGTAGGCAAGACGGGATCGGCTGCGGCGTTTGTTGCTGCTACTTCGGTTGGCTCTGCTGGACGCGCTTCGGTCGCTACGACCGGCGTATACAGTGCCTGGGCTAACGTGGGTACCAGCGATATTGACTATGCAACCGTAACCTTCAGCCAGACCGGCACAGCAGCAAGTGCAGGCGCTGCCCGTGTGACGATTGTCTACAAGTCGTTCGCATAAGGAGCGGATCATGGGTCAGTTCAAGCCGATGGTGAAAATGATGACCACCGAGCCTTCAGTGGAGTTGAAGCTGAAGAAGGGTGGCCATGTGCAACGTAAAGCGATGGGCGGGATGCCCGACGCTATGGGTATGCCTGCGGCTGCAAAGCCTTCAGAGCGTGGTATCCCCATGGCAGCACGTCGTGGTATCGCCCCAAAGATGACCGTGCCTAAAGGCGGTATGCGCGGTCCAATGATGCGCAAGAAGGGCGGCGAGGTTGAGTCCAAGTCGATGCACAAGGCCGAAATGGCCGAGATGAAAGGTATCAAGAAGGAACTCAAGTCCCACGAGGACAAGCCTGCTTCCAAGGCGCATAAAGGCCTTAAATCGGGTGGTGTTGCAGCCTATGCAACCGGCGGCGTTATTCAGAAGCACGCTACCGGTGGCGTTATCCAGACGTTCAAGAAGGGCGGACTTCAGGATGACGGCAAGGCAGTGAAGTACCCGAAGGTGCCTGCTACCAAACCTCCGTACATTACGAAGCTTGCCGACACCCATAAAAAGGGCGGTCGGATTGCTAAGAAGGCCTACGGCGGCGCGTGCTGAAACGGTGGGGGCTAAGGCCCCCGCTTACTTTAAGGACTTGCAATGAAAGTTCAATCCGTTTCAAAGACAGGAGTAGGCTCAAGCAGCGCTCTGGTCATGAATACCAACATCAGCCCCTTTAACGTCGGGTTTGGTGTCGTTGTAACTGGGACGGTCAACTATACCGTTCAGCACACTTTCGACGATCCCGCTATTGGGTTCTCGACTTGGTTCTCGCACCCCACGGTAGCCTCGCAAGTGGCCAGCGCCGATGGCAATTACGCCTTCCCGGTGACCGGCATCAAGGTCCTGGTGAACTCGGGATCGGGCACCGCAACGCTTAACCTCGTTCAAGCGGGGATCTGATGGGCATCGTCGGCTATACCGGCGTTGCTAATCAAGCCAATACGTCCGATGGGTTTGCTCGTGGCGTAGGGGCTCAAAACGTCATTGGCGGCACGGATTGGGGCCTGGACGTTGGCGATAACGGCGTGGTCGATATGTATGGCGGAACCCCGATAACCACCTTCTACATTCTTGATGAGGCAACCCCAGGGTATGTCCTTCAGGAAGACAACAGCAAGATCGTATTGGAGGCCTCGTAATGGCTGATCGCGACCCAAATTGGTACAGAATCAGAAACATTTGGTATAGCATGATCCATAGGACTACCAATCCTAAGCATTCTGAGTTTTCTCGATACGGATCAAGAGGGATATTTGTATGTGACGAATGGCATTCTTTTGAATGTTTCTATAACGACATGAAAGACGGTTATTTGCCTGGACTGTCAATTGATAGGATTGATAATAACCTCGGTTATTCGAAGCAAAATTGCAGATGGGCGACCAAAAAGGAGCAGGCAAACAATCGTAGGTCCAGTAGGTTATTTACGATTGACGGCATTACGAAAACGCTTGCTCAGTGGGTTGACGACTCGGGATTAAAGTCAAGCACCGTAAGGCAGCGTCTGTATACATACGGATGGCCGATTGAACGCGCTTTGTCTACAAAAGTAGGGGGTTAAATTGGCCGATCAGAAAATCTCCGCGATGCCTACCGCCGCAACCCTAACGGGTGCGGAGCTTATCCCCATGGTCCAGAGCGGTGCGAACGTCAAGGCAACGCTATCAACACTTCGTGCTTTTGACGCAGCTTACGGTGCCTTTAGCAGCAACGTCGACCAAACTGGAAGTATTAGCGCGGGCACGGCCATGACGTTCAATTCCGTGGATGTTGCAGACGGCGTTACAGTCGCAAGTAGCAGCAGGATTACCGTTCCCAACACCGGGATTTATAATCTGCAATTCAGTGCTCAGTTTAAGAACGTCGAAAACACGCAAGAGGATGTCACGATCTGGTTTCGGGTTGATGGCGTTGATCTCGCCAACTCGGCAACTCAAATGACGATACCCGCACGCAAGTCTGCAAGCATATTCGGTTATGGGGTCGCGGCCTGGAATATCTTCCTGTCGCTTACCGCGGCCCAGTACGTTCAAATTGTATGGCTTCCAACCGTCGCAACCTTGACGATGGAAAACCTTCCCGCAAGCGTATCGCCTGCTTATCCGGCGATCCCCTCCGTTATCGCTACTATGGGGCAGGTGGCCTAAATGCCTGCCAAATCGAAAGAGCAGTTCCGCCTGATGCAGGCGGTGGCCCATAACCCCTCGTTCGCTAAGAAGGTCGGTATCAAGCCGAGCGTAGGGTCTGAGTACACCAAATCTAACGTCGGGGGAAAGTCCTATGCAAAACTTCCTGAGCGCCTTAAAGAGGGTGGCCCGAGCCTTGCGGTCGGCCGTGGCGAAAAGCTTCCAGTCTCTCAAGGAGCGGGTCTTACCGCCAAGGGTAGAGCGAAATACAACCGAGAAACAGGATCAAACCTAAAGGCTCCACAGCCCGAAGGAGGCGCTAGAAAGCGTTCCTTTTGCGCCAGGATGCAAGGGGTAGTGGATAATGCCAAGGGACCCGCTGAACGCGCCAAAGCGTCCCTACGGCGCTGGAAATGCTAAGGGGTAGCGATGACAACATCGGGCACGGTAGGCCAAACAGTCATCACGACGCAAAGCCTCATCGATCATGGGGCTCGTCGCAGCGGTAAGTTTGCCGAATCGCTGACGGTCGAGCAGGTCAACGCCTCCAGGCAAAACCTTTACTACCTGCTATCGAACCTCGCAAACCGCGGGATTCAGTTTTGGTGCGTCGAGCAGACCATCATCGGTATGAAGGCCTTGCAGTACATCTACGACCTTCCCGTTGGGACCGTGGACGTGCGCAATGTGCTCTACCGTAAGACGATGAGGCCCTCGGGTTCTTACACGTCCTCGGCTGGCGGCACAGTTGCTAATGCCTTTGACGAGAATACCGACACCATTTGCACGCAGACCTCCCCCGGCGGGAATATTGCCATTCAGTACACCGAGGACACCTACGTCACGATGGTCGGTCTCCTTCCGGGAACTTCCTCGACGGTTAACTTAATCATCGAGTATTCCTCCGATGGGTCGACCTGGAGCACGCTTAAGAACCCAGGATCGACGGTCTTGGTGGATAACGAGTGGACATGGTTCACGATCGAGCCTGGGGTGTCGGTCGAGTATTACCGCGTGAGGGCCGTTTCCGGCACCCTGGTCATGCGCGAGGTCTACTTCGGGACCACGGTTACCGATATTCCGATGGCTAGGCTTAATCAGGACGACTATACGAACCTGCCAAACCGCAACTTCCCAAGCAATCAGCCCCTGCAATTCTGGTTTGATCGCAAGCTGGACCCCCAGGTTTACTTGTGGCCGGTCCCGAACAATAGCTTCGTGCAAATGGTCTGCTGGCGGCAGCGGCAAATTGAGGATGTTGGGGCCCTAAGGGACTCCATCGAGGTCCCCCAGCGTTGGTTCCCAGCCATTCAGGCCATGCTTGCCCATGCGATGAGCCTCGAGCTTCCTGACGTGCAGGAAAACCGCATCCTTTTGCTTGAAAAGTATGCCAAGGAGGCCTTGTACGACGTCGAGCAGGAAGAGCGCGACAAGAGCCCGATCTACTTCGCTCCGAACATTTCGATGTACACCCGATAATGCCTAGATTCCTTGACACTCATGGCAATACGGTGCTCTCGATCGCCATATGCGGTCGGTGCAGCATGAAGAGGGCTTACGTTCAGCTTTCTTCGGACCCGAATTACCCTGGGCTGATGGTTTGCGATGAGGGGTGCAAGGATCAGTTTGATCCCTATCGACTTCCTGCCCGACAAACTGAGAGAATTACGCTTCGGTGGCCGCGTCCTGATACGCCACTAACCGTGGTGGACGACGCGCTGATCACCAACCCGTACAACACCTCGATCATCTCGCCCGAGCAGGCGAATGTCCCGGTAAACGGCAACATCGACGGCCTGGAAGACTGATATGCCCAACTTGCGAATCTCTGAACTGCCAACGGGTAGTGCCTTAACGGGCACGGAACTGGTTCCTGTCAGCCAAAACGGCACGACCATACAAACCACGACCGCGGCTATTTCGGGCTCTATCAGCCTAAATTACCCGTTCATTACGGTTACTCAGCAGCCGCTTTTAACCTCGAGCCGCTACCTTCAGGTAGGGTCTGGTCTGGCCATTACTGATGGGCTTGCACAGGGCCCACTGACAATCAATGTACAGGGCGCACTAGCCTCTTTGATTGCCTCTGGCGATGGCATTCTGACTAAGTCAGGCTCGACCATTACACCGAGATCCCTGGCGATCTCTGGCAATGGATTGGCTGTATCAAACGCCGACGGCACTGCGGCAAACCCGACTATTTCGCTTGCTGGCTTTGTGTCCCAAGTTGCAGGCATTTCCTCTGGCTTTGGCCTTGTTGCACGCACCACGGGCCCAGGCGCTGGATTGGTATCGATTGATGGCACGGCCAATCAAATCAGTGTTGCAAGCGGTGATGCAAGCCTTGGCAACCCAACGATTAGCCTAGCAAGCAATACTGTCATGCCCGGAACCGGTGCTATGACGCCACCGGTTGGTACAACTGCTCAACGCCCTGGTTTACCGACTGACGGGCAATTTCGTTTCAACACAGATACGCTGAACTTTGAAGGTTACACCTCGGGATCTTGGCAGGCATTTTCTCTCGTTGGCGGTGTTATTTCGTTTAGCGGTGGAACGACAGGGCTAACGCCGGGAGTGCCGACCTCAGGAAACGTTGTCCTTGCAGGTATTTTGAACGTATCCAACGGCGGAACGGGAACCAACACGCTTGCGTCCGGATACCTTAAAGGCAACGGAACCTCGGCGATTACATCCGTTTCGACAGTGCCAACTTCGGATCTCTCCGGAACTGTATCGAATGCGCAGCTTGCAAATAGCGCAATTACGATTAATGGAAACTTGGTGAGTCTTGGCGGTACGGTAACTGTTACAGCCGCCGCGGCGAACCCTCTTACGATCGGCACTGGTTTAAGTGGAACAAGCTATGACGGCTCGACACCAGTAACGATTGCCATATCAAACACAGGCGTTACGGCTGCTTCCTATGGCGCAGCCTCCAAAACCCTGACCGCTACGGTCAATGCTCAGGGTCAGTTAACTGCACTTGCCGACACAAATATCGCAATTACGAATACTCAGGTGTCCGGCCTGGGGACGATGTCAACTCAGGATGCTAACAACGTTACGATCACCGGCGGGTCAATCAATGGCACGGCGATCGGCGGGTCCACTGCCGCGGCTGGCACGTTTACGTCGTTAACGACCACTTCAGGCACGATCAGCACGACGCCCACAAGCGCAAACGATATTGCCAATAAGTCCTATGTCGATACGATCGCGGCGCAGGGCATTACCTATCACACGCCGGTTAAGTACGAGGTTCCAAGCACGACCGGTAACTTGAATGCGACCTATAACAACGGCGCATCAGGGGTTGGTGCTACGCTTACCAATGCAGGCACCTTGGCAGCCTTTGCGCCGGATGGCCCGACTGCGTCCCCTGGCGATCGCATTCTGGTTTACAACCAAACGAACGCATTTGAAAACGGTATTTACGAAGTTTCGGTCGTTGGCAATGGTTCGACTGCTTGGGTTCTAACAAGAACAGCCGACGCGGATTCATACGGGCTAAAAGATCCCAATGCTTTAGGAGGGGGCGACGCATTTTTTGTCACCTCCGGTGATACCGGGGCCGGGGAAACTTATGTCTGCAACACCTCGGGTACGATTACTTTTGGCACCACGGCAATCACCTTTGCTCAAGTATCGTCCGCCCAGATTTACACAGCAGGCACGGGCCTTAATTTCT